TGAACTCAAATGCAGAAATAGTCTGGCAAGGTAATTCTTACCAAAGATTTCCTATCACCTTTGAAGGTGCTGAGTTTACTGGAAGAGGTCAAGTTCCAAGACCAACCTTAACTGTTGCTAACTTAGGAGGTATTACCAGAAGTGGATCAGTTATTACTGTTACTGATTTAATGATAATTGTTAATTTAACAACACCTCATAATGATTTGGCAGATGCAAAAATTACAAGAATTACAACTCTTGCCAGTGAACTTGATGCCGCTAATTTTCCTAGTAGTAGCAATCCATTTGGCACACCTTCAGCTAATGAATTACCGCAAGAAATATTTTTCATTGATAGAAAAACAAGTGAATCAAGAGAGATTGTACAGTTTGAACTTGTAGGGGCTTTAGATCAAGCAAATAAAAAATTACCAGCCAGACAAGTAACCAGAAATGATTTTGCTGGGGTAGGTACATTTATAAATTAATAATGAATTATTTATGGAAACAAGATGCAATAAAACACGCACAGCAATGTGATCCAGAAGAATCATGCGGAATTGTTGGAATAAAAAATAATCAAGAAAGATATTTTCCTTGTAAAAATATTGCAAGTGAGGCTAAATTAGAATCTTTTGTAATAGACCCTTTGGATTATGCAGATGTTGAAGATGATGTAGATGAAATAATTGGCATTGTTCATAGTCATCCACAAGATATTTTAGAGTTTTCTGAATCTGATAAATATAGTTGTAAATCGATAGATTTAACTTTTTATCTTGTTTCACCAAAATCAGATAAAATAGCAGTAATCAGACCTGATGAAATAAATGCTTAAAAAAATAAAAGTTTACGGCACCTTAAGAAAGTTTCTAGGTCAATCAGAATTTGAAGTTGACCTTAATACACCTAAAGAGGCAATAAGTTTTCTGGTTTGTAATTTTAAAGGTATTGAGAAACATATGGCAAATCAGATATATACAATCCAAGTTGGAGCAAGAGTTATTACAGAAGATTTATTAAATTTCAATACACAAGAAGATATAAAAATTATTCCTGTTGTTCATGGAAACTTTTTTAATTTTATTATCGGAGCAGCATTAAAATTTGTTGCACCAAAATTTATAGGTTCAAGTTTGATTGTCAATGCTTTAGGTGCAATCGGTACGAGTATGCTTTTAGATGGGGTTACAAGTATGCTTGCACCACAACAAAACACTGTAAATCCAACAAGCGGTCAAGACAGTTTAGACCCTTCGGCTTTAGCTTCTAACTACTCTTTCACAGGACTGACTAATATTAGTAATGCTGGTGTTCCTGTTAATTTAGTATATGGAGAAATACTGGTTGGATCTATTGTGGTTTCTAATGGTGTTGATACTGTACAGGTGGAGGGTAACAACTGATGGCTATACAAGAATTTAATCAAGATACAGTATTCAACAACCCTGATCTGCCAAGTGGTGCATTATCCTCTAAGCAATTTAATACAATCGTTGAGCTATTAGGAGAAGGAGAACTGGAGGGATCAGCAACAGCATCAAAGGCTGGTATCACAGACAAGACCTCAACTGCATATTTTAATGCTTTTAAGAAAGATATATTTTTAAATCAGACTCAAGTTTTACAAGAAGCTGCAAGCAATACTGCACCCTCTGATAGTGATTTTAATTTTAAAGATGTAGGCTTTGATTTTAGATTAGGAACTGCAAACCAGACATTTATTGAAGGTATTTCAAATATTGAAACTGAAACTGTTATTGGTACAACTGTCACGACTTCTTCCCCTGTCACTCATACAGTAAGTTCAAGTAGCATAAATGCTGTTAGGGTCACACTCAGATTTCCTTCGATGCAAAAGTTTGAAGATGATGGTGATATAAATGGAGTTGAAGTTAATTTATTAATCAAAACAATAGAGAATGACGGTACAACAACAACCGTCATTGATGACACAGTAAGAGGTAGGTCAACAAACGCATATTTTAGAGATTATATAATCAAATTAAAATCAACTACATCTTTCCCTGTTGCAATAAGAGTTGAAAGAGTAACCGCAGATAGTACAGATGCAAAATTAGTAAATGCTTTTCAGTTAAATCAGGCTACTAATATAATTTTTGAACAGAACGCATATGCTAATACTGCTCATGTTGCATTAAGGTTTAATGCTGAACAGTTTCCAAGAATACCAAAAAGGGTTTATAGGATAAGAGGTCGTAAGGTAAAGATTCCTCATAATGCAACTGTAGATTTGCAAACTGGTGCAATATCTTATGCTGGTACTTTTAACGGAACTTTTAAAACAGATAAAGAGTGGACAACAGATCCAGCTTGGATTTTATATGACTTACTAATAGACACAAGGGCGGGCTGTGGAATTGCAGAAACAAATCTAGATAAATTTAGTTTTAAAACAGTAAGTGAGTATTGTGGGGCATCAGTTGATGCTGGTAATGGTGATGGATCAACAGAGCCAAGATTTAGCTGTAATGTAAATATCACACAGCAACGAGAGGCATATTCATTAATAAATTCACTTTGTTCTGTGATGAGAGTGATGCCTTTTTATTCGGCTGGTGGTATAGCCATATCTCAAGATTCACCAAAAACAGCAAGTTATATTTTTACAAATGCAAACGTTACAGAAGCTGGATTTTTATATGCTGGTTCAAGTTTAAAAACAAGACATACAGTTATAAACGTTAGTTATTTTGATATGACAACTCAAGAGGTTGATGTTGAAACCGTTGAGGCTGACGCATCCACACAAGCAAAGTACGGAGTTGTTGTTAAAAATATTAAAGCATTTGCTACAACCAGCCGTAATCAAGCCAGAAGATTAGGAAGATGGTTTTTATATAATGAACAAAATTCTGGTGAAACTTGTTCTTTTTCAACAACTGCGGCTGCAGGTGTATTAGTACGCTGTGGTGATGTAATAGAAATATCTGACAGACTCAAAGCTGGTGTAAGGCGTGGAGGCTTGCTTAAAAGTGTTACCAGTACAACAGTTGTTGTTTTAGATGATTCTACAAACACAGATATTCCGAGTTTAGGCGATAGCCCAACAATTTCTATAATCTTACCTGATGGCTCATTAGAAGAAAAAACAATAAGTGGTATTTCTGGTACGACAATTACTGTCTCTTCTGCATTTAGCACAACACCAAATGCACACGCACCATTTATTTTAGAAACTTCTAATTTGCAAACCACGACATGGCGAGTTATCAGCGTAAAAGAAAATGAAGATAAAACTTTTGCAATCACAGCTTTATCACATGATTCTGGAAAATATGCCTTTGTCGAAGATGGCACAACAATGCCAACAAGAAATATTACTATACTTACAACAGTTTTAAATCCAGTAGAAGGTTTACAAGTTAGTGAAAAAATTGTAACTATAAACAACAAAGCTATTAGTAAATTAATCCTTGATTGGCAAACACAATCAGGAGCAAGTAAATATGAAGTCCAATACAGATTTGCTAATGGTGATTTTAAGAAAATAGAAACTCTTTCTAGTGATGCTGAAATATTTAACAGTGATGCTGGAACATATGAAATTAGGGTATTTAGTTTTAATGGTTTAGGGCAACCATCAAGACAGCCAGCAGAATTAACATTTAATGCTGTAGGTAAAACAGCCCCACCATCTGACATAACAAACCTATCTTATGAAGTGGTTGACGATAAAAACATTAAACTAAGATGGGATGCTGTAGCAGATCAAGATGTTAGAGCAGGGGGGCGTATTCATATACGTCATTCTCCCAAAACAGATGGTACTGGTACATTTTCAGATGCAACTGATTTAGTTTTTGGATTAAGTGGAGCAAGTACAGAAAAAGTCGTAAGTTTACTTGAAGGTGAATACATCCTTAAAGCTCAGGATGATGGAGACCGCTTCAGTACAGGGGAAACATCTATTGTAATAGATTTACCTGATGCACAACCTAAACTTTTAGTACAGACAAGAAGAGAAGATTTAGATGATCCTAAATTTCAAGGATCAAAAACTAATATTGGATTTGATTCTGGTACGGCATCAATCAGTTTGGCTGGTACAGGAAATTTTGACAGCAGTACAGATATTGACTCTGAAACTTCGATTGATGATATTGGTGGAGTATCAACAACTGGTACATATTTATTTAATGAAACTTTGGATCTAGGTGCTGTTTATAGTCTTGATTTAAGAAAACATATATTAACTGATTCTGTTTATTCTGCTGATTTAATAGACTCTGTTGCTGATATTGACGCAAGACAAGATTTTGACGGTACTTCCAGTGTTGATACAAATGCAGAAGTTTTTGTCCAGACTTCTCAAGATGCAAGTAGTTACTCAGGTTTTCAAAAGTTTGCTAATGGAACATTTAAAGCAAGAACATTTAAATTTAAATGCGTATTAACTACACAAGATACAAACCAAGATATAAGAGTTAGCCAGTTAGGATATGTTGCAGAATTTCAAAGAAGGGTTGAACAAAGTACAACAACCATTGCGTCAGGTGCAGGGGCAAAGGCAGTTACTTTTAACAGCCCATTCTTCACAGGCACAAGTGCCTTATTAGGTGCAAACTCTAACCCGCCAGCTATAGGAATAACTGCGTTTAATATGGCTTCTGGTGATTTCTTTGAATTAACAAGTATTGCTTCAACAGGTTTTACTGTTCATTTTAAAAATAGCTCTGGAAGTTCTGTTGATAGAAACTTTAACTTTACTGCTATTGGTTTTGGTAAAGGGTAAAATTTAGGATATACTTAAAAAAAAAGTAAAAGCTAATGGCAAGAGTTGATAATACTGGGGGATCTGGCTTTACAGTTGATAATGGTACTGGTCTTGTTGTTC